CAGATGGAACGTTGACTTGCGAGAATGGTGTGTTTAAAGGAAAACTGGAAGCAGCCACTGGAACGTTTAAAGGCGAATTGAACGGTGCAAGCGGTACATTTAGTGGAAATGTAGTGGCAGATTCTTGTTATATCGGAAGAATCAATGACGATCCACTGACTGCATCGCAGTATGTACAAGTCCAAAATGGCAGAGTAAATATATATGCCGGAAATAGCCGTGGAAATGGATCGATATATGCTGGTTCTGGTGGCGTTGGAATGCAGGCGACCTCGGCTGGAAATGTTGGAGGCACTGTTACTTGTCAAGATGAAGAAGTTATTTTGGTAGGAACAAAAGTCACGATCAAAGGCACTGACTGGAGCACTGTATTATCTAACATCAGCACAAATGCATCAAATATAAGCAATGCAAGAACCACGACCGACGGTGGTTGCTTCCAGCAGAGAAACAAAGTTGTTACGGTAAATGGTTGGGGAGTTGGAGCATCATCCATTATCTTCAATCTTCCGGAATCGTGGAGACCATACAAGAATAACGGAGTATTCAGTGGCTTCTGTTACAACGTAAGCAATAACACCTATTACCCGGTTGTAGGGCAGTTTGACACCAGCGGAGTTCCAACAGTTTACGCAATTTCACCTTGGGGAAGTGCTTGGAATAACTATGCAATTTACAACAGCAGTACAGACAGACGTTCTAATTTTCAGTTATATGTAACTGGTTCATGGATTACATCATAAGAAAAGGAGAAATAAAATGATTCAGACACAGGATTTACAAATTTTATATAACACAATGACAGGCATCGAGACGAAAGGGGACAGTACAAAGGTGATGGCAGATTGCCTTAGATTTATCGAACGGAAAATTCAGGAATCACAGCAGGAGCCGGTAGCACCGCCAGTTCCACCAATGCCAATGCCTGCGCCGGAGCCAGTACCAATGCCGGAGCCGGTTTCAAAACCAAGAAAGAAACGTAAATCAGAACCGGTTGACATGCCATCAGAGCCAGTGGTGGATGCAGTAGAGCCGGATCAGGCAGCAGAATAGAGATAATCAGAGTCGACACTTCGGTGCCGGCTCTTTTTATAAACTTTTTTGGAAGGAAGTGGTCAAAAGTCGTGAACGATTTACTACTGCAGACATACCTTATAGCACTGCCAATCATATTAACAGCATTGATGGGTTATATCGTGTGGCTTCTGCAGGAACAGAGGAAACAAAAGAAAGCCGATGCTATTGAACGGAACGAGCGCATTGAGGCGGAACAGAAACAGCGGGAAGCCAACAGCCACGGAACCATGCTGCTCCTGCGGGTCCAGCTGATCGAATACCATGATAAGTATATGCGGCTGGGAGAAATACCATCTTATGCCTATGAAAATTTTAACGAGATGTATGATGCATATCATAAATTAGGTGGAAATGGCATGGTGACAAAAATGAAACAGGAAATTGAAGAATTGCATTTAAAAAAGAAAGGACAGTAAAAAAATGACAGATTTAGGATTTTTAGCAGATTTTATGATTCCGGTAATTGTAGGAATCTGCCTGTGTGTGGGCTACGTGATCAAGAAATGGGTGAAAGATGTAGATAACAAATACATTCCAACCGTGTGCGCGCTGCTTGGCGTTGTTTTGGCCATCTGGATGAATGGCTGGAATATTTCACCATCCGTTATTTTGAGCGGCTTATTCAGTGGTTTGGCATCCACCGGATTGCATCAGTTATTTAAACAGTATATTGAAAAGGAAGAAGGTAATGAATAATGGCAGCATATAATGTTCATGCTGGTCACAACCCGGCAGGTAAAATTGCGTGTGGAGCATCGGATCTGTTGGATGAGTCGAGAGAGAATCGTCTTGTAAAAGGGGAACTTATCAATTATCTTCGCCAGTACGGCAATACCGTATATGACTGTACGGAAGATAACGGCAAAAACCAGAGAGATGTGCTTGAGAAAATCGTAGCAAAATGCAATGCACATACAGTTGATTTTGATTTTTCACTTCATTTGAATTCCGGAAGAAATGATGATACAGGAGATGGTCGGCAGGGCGGAGTTGAATGCCATATAAGCGCTGACAATAAGGGAAAGAAAGCTGTTGCAGAACGCATCCTGTCTCAAATGGAAAAAATCGGTTTCAGAAGACACGGAAATGGAATAGTGATCAGAAATGATCTGTACGTCCTTAACCATACCAAAGCACCGGCTATCTTAATTGAAATTTGTTTCGTGGATGACCGGGACGACTACAATCAGTATATGAAAGTAGGATATAAAGCCGTTGCAAAAGCGATTGCAGAGGGAATTATGAATACAGCTATTTCAGATGGAATAAAGGATGGTCTGGCAGATCAGAAAGCATCTGATGGGAACTGGTATTATTACGAAAACGGAAAAATTGCCACAGACATAACCACTGTTGCACAGAATAAAAATGGCTGGTGGTATGTAAAAAATGGAAAAGTTGATTTTTCTGCAAACACTGTTGCGAAGAACAACAACGGATGGTGGCATATCGTAAACGGTAAGGTTGATTTTAATTCGAACACAATCGCCAAAAATGAGAATGGTTGGTGGAAGATTGTAAATGGAAAGGTTGATTTTACCTTTAATGGTCTGGCACAGAATCAGAACGGCTGGTGGTACCTGAAAGATGGAAAAGTAGACTTTGATTATACGGGTCTGGCGAAAAACAACATTGGCATCTGGTATGTAAGAGGCGGCAAAGTTGACTTCGATTATTCCGGCGAAGTCACCTGCAAAATCTCCAAAGGAAAGCTTGTGATCTGAACCGGCGATAATAATCATTGAAAAAAATCCATATATCGGCTATAATGTAAAATCGAACACATGGACGAAAGGAAGTAAGAATGGATAAAAATATTGATTTTTCAAATCAGATGGAATTAGAACACATTTTAGGCGATATAGATTTAAATGAAGAAGCACCGGTGGAAGAACCGGCAAGACAGTATTATTTTATTGCAAAGGCACGGAAATATATCTCAGAAATTTCCGAAAAGTTAGGCAGACCACTTTTCTCGCATGTCGAAACCTTTGGTTGTCAGATGAATGCCCGTGACTCCGAAAAATTATGCGGTATTTTAAATGCCATCGGCTATCAGGAGTCTGAATCCGAGGACGCGGATTTTGTTATTTATAATACCTGTACCGTTCGTGAAAATGCAAACAATAAAGTATACGGACGTCTCGGTTATCTGCATGGATATAAGAAGAAAAATCCACATATGATGATCGCACTCTGCGGCTGTATGATGCAGGAAGAAAAAGTAGTAGAAAAGATCAAACAGAGCTACCGTTTTGTGGACCTGATCTTTGGTACACACAATATCTTCAAATTTGCGGAGCTTTTGGTGCAGTCCATCGAAAATAAGAAGATGGTGGTTGATGTATGGAAAAATACAGATCAGATCGTGGAGCAGCTTCCGAACGAGCGTAAATTCCGCTTCAAGAGCGGTGTCAACATTATGTTTGGCTGCAACAATTTCTGCAGCTACTGTATCGTGCCGTATGTAAGAGGCCGGGAGCGAAGCAGAGAGCCGCGGGAGATCATCCGTGAGATTGAAAACTTTGTGGCAGATGGCGTAGTGGAAGTCATGTTGTTGGGACAGAATGTGAATTCCTATGGAAAGAATCTGGATCAGCCGATTACTTTTGCACAGTTACTGGAGCAGATCGAGCAGATCGAGGGACTTGAGCGGATTCGTTTTATGACATCACATCCGAAGGATCTTTCTGACGAACTGATTGAAGTAATGGCAAAATCAAAGAAAATCTGCAGACATTTACATTTGCCGCTGCAGTCTGGCAGCAGCCGCCTGTTAAAGATCATGAACCGTCATTATGACAAGGAGCAGTATCTGACACTGGTAGACAAGATTCGTACAGCTATTCCTGATATTGCCCTGACCACAGATATTATTGTCGGATTCCCGGGCGAGACCGAGGAAGATTTTGAGGAAACCATGGATGTGGTACGCAAAGTGCGTTATGACAGCGCTTTCACGTTTATTTATTCCAAACGTACCGGTACTCCGGCTGCAAAAATGGAAGATCAGGTACCGGAAGATGTGGTAAAAGCGCGTTTTGACCGTCTGTTAAAAGAGGTGCAGGAGATTGCGGCAGAAAAATCCGCAGTACTTACCGGTCAGGTACAGGATGTGTTGGTAGAGAGTGTAAACCATCAGGATGACAGTCTCCTGACAGGACGTCTTGGTAACAACAGCGTCGTACATTTTCCGGGTGGAAAAGAACTGATCGGACAGATCCTTCCGGTGCGCTTGGATGAATGTAAAGGGTTCTATTATATCGGAAGCAGGGCATAAGCATGGACAAAAAAGTCGGTAAAAAAGAAATTTTATTACTGGTGATGATTTTTGTGGCAGCAATAATCGGGTATTTTGTGTTCCAGAAGATGCAGAGTACGCCTGGTGGCCAGGTGAAAGTGACCGTAGACGGAGCAGTGTATGGCACCTATGATCTGCATACGACAGGAGAAAAAGCGCAGAAAATCGAGATTAAAGACGCAGACGGAACCGTGACTAATACCCTTGTGATTGAAAATGGAAAAGCAGATATGATCTCTGCGGACTGCCCGGATAAACTTTGTGTCAATCAGCATGCAATTTCTTCCAATGGGGAGACCATCGTATGTCTGCCAAATAAAGTCGTGGTGGAAGTGGAAGACGGGGAAGAAGCCCAGTTTGACACTCAGACGAAATAGAAGAATAAAAGAACAAATAAAAAAGAAACATTTCAGAAAATAGATTCGTTGTGAAAAGTATGGAGGAAAGAAACCAACTGGAAAATGGTTTAAAAATGAAATGTTTCTAAAATGGAGTTTTTAATGTATTCATATATAAAAGGAACATTAGAGGAAGTCAGTGAAGATCTGATCGTTGTGGAAAATAATGGCATTGGCTATAACATCCGCATTTCTGCCCGTATGCTGGATGCACTTCCGTCCAGAGGCGAACAGGTCAAGATTTATACTTATTTATATGTAAAAGAAGATGCGTTTTCCCTGTTTGGATTTCCGAGCAGAGATGAGCTGGAAATGTTTAAACTGCTGATTAACGTCAGTGGAATCGGTCCAAAAGGCGGACTGGCAGTATTATCTGTGCTATCGGCCAATGACCTGCGGTTTGCAATCGTGGCGGAGGATGCCAAGACCATTTCCAAGGCGCCGGGAATTGGAAGCAAGACGGCAAAGCGTCTTATCATTGAGCTGAAAGATAAAATCGATCTGGAAGCTGCTATCGAAACCGGATTTGAGGAAATGGAGACACCGGCAGCAGGCGGAAGCAGCAATAACCGGATTCGCAAGGAGGCATCCGAAGCACTGGTGGCACTTGGCTACAGCGCAACCGAGGCATCCAAAGTGCTTTCCGGTATTGAAATCACAGAAGACGATGATGTGGAAAGCGTGCTGAAAGCAGCATTGAAAAATATGGCATTATTTTAAGATAGTAAGTTTTAGTGATATTGATGCAATATAGGAAAGCTTTGCAGAATAAAAAGCAGTGGATATAAAATAATGTAGTGTATTGAAGCGAGGAAGTTCATGGAAAAACGAGTCATTTCGACACAGATCCAGGAAGAGGATATGCAGACAGAATTCAGTCTGCGCCCTCTGTCACTGGAAGAATATGTCGGACAGGAAAAAATAAAAGGCACCCTGCGTGTCTATATCGAGGCGGCACGGCAGAGACAGGAACCGTTAGATCACGTGCTGTTTTACGGACCGCCGGGACTTGGAAAGACCACACTTTCCGGTATCATCGCCAATGAAATGGGCGTACATATGAAGATTACTTCCGGTCCGGCCATTGCAAAACCGGGAGAAATGGCATCGATTCTGAGCAATTTACAGGAAAATGACATTTTATTTGTGGATGAGATCCATCGTC